TCAAGGATCAATGTAGCTATCGGTGATGATGTAATCATTGGTAAAGCAAATGTTTCAGTTACAGGTAAAAGAGTTAATATTGGTACAAGTGATGTAACTATTGTTGCAAAAGCTAGAGAAGTTTTAACAGGTAATGGTTTAGAATTAGGTATTGGTAATGCAGAAGCTTCTATACCAAAAAATGTACCAGTTACAGGTAATGGTTTTGAATTAGATAATGGAACTGTAATTGTTAAAGCAGGCGCTAAACCAGATATAACTGGTCAAGGTTTAGATTTAGCAACTGGTAATGTAACTATAATTGGTAAATGTAATTTATCAGTTACTGGTAACGGTTTTGACATAGCACTTGGAGATGTTACAGCTAAGGCAAATGCAACAGCAATTGTAACAGGTAAGAGATTTAACATTGCAACTAGTAATGTAACTGTTATAGCTAAAGCAAAAGCTTTACCATCTGGTAATAGATTTAATGTAGGAACATCTGATATATTAATTAGAAAATGGGAAGCGGTACCAACAAACGCAACTCAAGTTTGGACGGAGATATAATATGTTTTTTGGAGCAACATCTTTTTCATCAACAACTTTTGCAGGGGTAGGAATACAAAATGTAGTTGTTTTAGCCAATGGTAATAGAGTCAATATTGCTCTTGGAAATACAGATGTAGCCTTTGGAACAAGTATTACTGGTAATAGATTTAACCTTGCATTAGGCACTGTTTCTGTGGTATCATGGAACCCAATAGATCCAAACGCAGGGCAAACGTGGGTCCCAATAGATCCGCTTAACCCATAGGAGAATTATGGCATCAACATATTCGAGTAATTTAAAATTAGAATTAATGACTACTGGTGAGAAGTCAGGTACATGGGGTACTATAACTAACACCAATTTACAGCAATTAGAACAAGCCTCATCTGGTTACATCGCAATAGATGTAGCATCGTCTGATCAAGCATTAGCGATTTCTAATGGAGCTGTATCAAATGGTAAAAACCTGTACTTAAAACTAACGGGTACTCTTGCGGCTAACAGAACTGTAACGGTTCCAGATTCAGTCGAAAGAGTATACGTAGTTGAAGACGCTACCAATAGAACTACAAATAGATATACTTTAACTTTTAAAACTGTATCCGGTACAGGATTAAGTTTACCTGTTGGATCAACTTCTTTGGTTTATTCAGATGGCACAAATATAAATTTAGGTCTTCGTAGAAAAGGTTACATAACTACAACAGGAACTTATACAGCTGTTGCTGATGATCAAGTGTTAGTTGATACAAGTTCTTCAACAGTAACTGTGAATTTACCTGCATCACCTGCTGTTGGTGATGAAGTGCATTTTATAGATAGTAAAAACTTTTTTAATTCTAACAACTTAACCATAGGCAGAAATGGTTCCAACATTTTAGGCTCAGCATCGAACCTAGTAGTCAGTGTAAACGGCTCAGCATTTACTTTAGTTTATGTTAATGCGACTAGAGGTTGGGCTTACAAAACTAAAATATAGGAGCTACTGATGGCTCTAGTAGAGTTTAAATTTAAACCTGGAATTGATAAACAACAGACAGAAGCTGGTGCAGAAAACCGTTGGGTTGATTCTGACAATGTAAGATTTAGATATGGTTTACCAGAAAAAGTCGGTGGTTGGTCATCACTAGTTACAGATACAATAGTCGGTGTTGCTAGAAAACAGCATGCGTTTGTTGATAACGATGGTAACCGGTACGTGGCCCTTGGAACAGATAAGTTTTTATTAATATACTTTGAAGGTCAGCTTTACGATATTACACCTCTTAAAACAACTTTAACATCTGCAACTATTGCAACAACAAATGGATCACCAACGTGTACAATTACAAAAGCAGCACACGGTATAGCTGTTGGAGACATAGTACAATTAGATTCTGTAACACTACCTGGTGGTACAGGTTTTAGTAACGCTGATTTTGAAGATAAAAATTTTCAAGTTATCTCTGTACCAACAACAGGAACATTTACAATTAATCAATCTAGTAATGCTAGTGGAACTGTATCAACAGGTGGTAGTTTAAGTATAAAACCATATGAACCAGTAGGACCACGAGAACAAACGTATGGTTACGGTTGGGGTATGGATCCTTGGAGTAATGGTAACTGGGGTGAAGCAGCAGCTGCGTCTGATGTTACACTAGAACCTGGACTATGGTCATTAGATAATTTCGGTGAAGTATTAGTTGCAACTATATTAAATGGTAAAACATTTACATGGGACTCTGGTATATCACAAAGATTAACAACTCGTGCATCAACAACAACAAATAATTTTGCAACAACTAATAATCCTACAAAAACAAGAGTCACTCTTATATCACCAACTACAAGACACTTAATTCATTTAGGCACAGAAACAATTGTTGGCACACCTGATTCACAAGACGATATGTTTATAAGATTCTCAGATCAAGAAGATATTAATACTTATTCACCTTCTGCAACCAATACTGCAGGCACACAAAGACTACAAGACGGCACTAAAATTATAGGTGCACTAAAAGCAAAAGAAGTTATTTTGATATGGACTGATAATGCATTGTACACAATGAAATTTATTGGTGCACCATTTACGTTTGCTGTTGAACAGGTTGGTACAAACTGTGGACTAATAGGACAGAATGCTGTTATTGAAATAGATGGAGCCGCGTTTTGGTTAAGTCCAAAAGGTTTTTTTCTTTACGATGGTACAGTAAAATCATTGCCTTGTACGGTTGAAGATTTTGTATTTGATAATTTTGATACAACAAAAGGTCAACAAGTATCTGCAGGATTAAATAATCTTTTTACAGAAATAACATGGTATTATCCATCAGCTACTTCAGACTATAATGATAAATATGTTGTATTTAATTTTGGAGAATCACCAGGAATACCAGGTGGTGTTTGGTACACAGGAACAGAAGCAAGAACATCATGGATGGATGCAACTATTTATCCAAATCCATACGCAACAAAATATGATGCTAATGCAAGTGGCACATTTCCTGCTATTATTGGAGAATCAGGTTTAGGTCAAACAACTTACTTTGAACATGAAGTTGGTACAGATCAAGTTAATCCAAATGGTACAACTACAACAGTAACATCATTAATTGAATCTTATGATATAGATTTACAATCACGACAAAGAGATGCAAAAGGTAAAGCTAC